CTGGATTGTAGAAGAAAGAAAGGAAACTTTTAAAAGCTTCACCCAGTTTAATTAAGGGTTGAAATCTCTTTTCTATTTGTTCAGTAAACTCGTCAATACCAGTCAAGTCTGGTGTCCTGACAGCTTTAAAAGCATTTGCTATCAGATCAGTAAACATTACAATTCCTTCTGCGACTGGTTTTAAGACTTTACCGACATTTTGAATTGCGACGTTGAATGTATCCGAAGACTTTAATGCATCACGAATAGCAACTATAAAATCTCCAATACCTCCAGTTACCGAAAGAAAATTACCAGTAACCGGGAATAATGATTTAGTAAGAGAAAGAAGACCTCCAACGATTGCTGTTAAAGCCATCTTACCAATATCAAGAAGAGCAAAGAAACCTTTGAATGTGTCTTTAATGTTTTTAGCAGTTTCGTCTCCTATTTTGAGGGCTTCTGTAAAATTCTTAAGTCCTTCTGTTATAGAGACTAATTGAGCACCAGTTATTGAAGGAAAGATTTCTCTAAAAGCTTCTCCAATAGGTTTTAAAACTCGTCCCAATGCTTCAAACGAGTTTCTAAATGAATCAATAAGTGCTGCACGACCACCATTGTCTTTCCAGAATTGCAATATCTCATTACGAGCATCTGCTGATTTATCGATGAGACCGCCGAATACATTACTGATTTCAGTAAAAAGATCTCTAGCTTCCTCGAAATCGCCAATAATAATTTCCCAGCTTTTACCCCATCCAGATTGAGCGGATTCTTTCAAAGTGTCCCATAACTGAGTAAAGGTCTTGACTTTAGTGGCGGCATCTTCCATGGCTTGAGCTTCAGCAATAAGAGCATCAGCCTGCTCCTGAGTCCATTTACCAGACTCCATCATACTCTTGGCGTATTTTGTCGCACCCTCGACAGTGAATTTACTCAAAGTCTGATTCAAAATTTCAGCGGAAAGCCATCCTTCTTGCAACGAGTCTCTAAACGAACCATTTGCTTCGATAATTTGGTCTACAGCAATTCCATATTCTCTAGCTGTCTGCTTAAGAGCTTCCTGAAACTTTTCGCCACCCATACCAGCATTGACGACTGAATTCCAATCCATAAGTTTTACTGTACCAGCCGCTATCGCCTGAGAAAGCTGGTACATTGCCGTAGATGCCTGCTGCGAAGACGAACCGGATGCTGCCGCTAAGTTAGCAATACCTTGAATGGCTTTTGCTGATTCTTCCAAACCGACTCCAGCAGCCGTGAAGGTACCGATATTGCGGGTCATCTCAGCGAAGTTGTAAATCGTCTTATCAGCATATGTATTTAACTCGTCGATGACTCGCGTAACGTCCTCCATGGTCGTACCCTTACTCGCAGTATTGGACATGATCGTCTGGATAGCGTTGATCTTAGTTTCATACTCTGAGAAACCAGTCTTTATCGGATCAATAGTTAGAGCTGAAACGATCCTCTTTCCGGCATTAATCGCAGAATTGGTGATATTTGCGAGGGCTGTTACTGCCATGACCTCAAGAGACGAAAACTTTATACGAACTGATTCTACAGCCTCGCTAAGTCCTGACATACTGTCATAACTTCTGGACAGATTCAAACTTTGTTTAAGTTTATCAAGAGTTGACATTGTGGTTTTGACATTTGACTCAAATTGTTTATTGTCAAACTGCATCTCAACAACTCTTGAATCGATTGTCCTGCTCATAGCTTAGTAACCTCCCTCCATGCTTCATTTACGATTTTGTCAAAAATAGGCTGGATAGCAGGATTGATGTAGTCTCGCCCCTGTACCCAGCCGCCGTTTCGAGTTCCATGACCATACTGTAGAATAATGGCAATTGGAACTCCATTTTGAATATTTGAGTTATAAAAAGTAATCTTTGCCGATCCTTGTTTGTTGGTTATCTCATAACGCCACGAATCAGCTGTGAGACCGGAATCAACAGGTGTTGCAGACGCAAGGGCGGCTACTCCCTCCCGACCATACTTGTCGAGATCTTCGAGACGTACAGCCTCTTTGGCTTTTTCCAAGAAACGTGTCAGTTTAGAGAAATCACCCTTTTGTCTAAACTTTATCATACAAAATTCTCCTTTTATAGAAGTTAAGTTGTACCACTGTTTGACGTTGAGACACTTGTATTCTTTGAAATGGCATCAACAATAGTCCCTATAGCATTTGATACTGTTTTCAGTTCTTCATCGCTATCTTCAAAAGCAATCTTAATAGCAGCAACGAGTTCCTCCACAGAAATCTTTCCGTCACTATTAGAGTCCGCATATACAATCCTCAGCTTGAACTTCTGGTAGATGTATATAGAGGCAGGGATTATCGCGATAATTGCGCTAGCAATGCTCGAAGCGGTATTGTTGCTCCCATAAATCAGATTGACTGCCGCGAGAGCAAATGCGCCAATAACAGTCCATAGTGTCGCGCTCGTTTTAAATTTTGTAATAATAGTGTTCATTATTATCCCCCATTCTAAATTGCTGGGCTATTATAGTTGCCCTCGCTATCCTGCTTGAAACCAGCAGCCTTTGCTGATTCAAAAGTTATTCCACCCTCTTTGTGATCCGACTTCGCAAGATTGAGATACCCAGTAAGACCGGCTCCGATGATTACCTCGGCCAGACCGACGGAAGCCGTAAGCCACGCTGCCGTGGAAGTATACTCGTTTCTAATGCAGTAATACATCAGGACGAGAGTCTCCTGTGCGATGATAAATCCAGCAAGTACGACCAGAAGTGTCATTACCTTGCTCCATTCGCGCTTTTTCTTCACAGGCGCGGCGGTTTCATGCTTGCCCCGTTCCATTATACTTTACCCATGAGCTGAGCGAAGCGGTAAAGCACCGTTACAAACTGCTCGCGAGTCAGAAGATCCTCCCACATATAGTTCGGATTTCCGTCCTTTCCGATTCCGCCTCCCGCAATCAAACCGTTTTCAATAGCCCAAGTTCTAGCCTCTTTGCTGTATGCGTTGCTGTCGTTGTCCTTTAACTCTTTCCGCATTTCCAACCAGAGCTCCTTAAATTTTTCAACGTCCATGTCATCATCCTCCGTATTTATTTCAGTATTAATCCGCTTGTTGACCTCATCTGCGATTTCCCCATGCCGGTTGTATAACCAGTCGCCAGGGCATGATTTGGATGCAAACCACCTGTGTACTGTCATATTCTGTTTATCAATCTGTCCAATTAAATTCTTATCAGCTTTCCACAACAATGCTTTAATGTTGTTTCTCTTACAGATATCCACCAAAAGATCAATCAGTGATGCGTATGCCTTATCAGATACCGGCCATGGATGAGCGGCTACGGTATTGGCCACTTCAATGGTGATCGCCCTGTTATCATTAGATGAAGATGAGGTACACCATGATCGATTGGCTTCGTCAACATATAATGCAATACGTCCATCGCTTCCAATCCCATAATTACTGCTTGCTTTAAAATTTGGGTTGGCGAAAAGATCACCGCATTCCTCAACACTAAGATTTCCAGCCATACAATGAATAGAAATGGTATCGATAATGTGATTACGCTTTCCAGAATTATTCGGTGATAATTTTGTATATGTTACTAGCGAACTATTACTCATTTGTTTATCTCCTTTTTTTTGCGTATTTTATCCTTTTGTATTTAACTGTTTTCTACGAGCCGCGTTCAAAGCAGCGTTGCGACTCATTATATCTTTCTTACTTCTCTTCTTAGGTGGCTGATTCTTAATATTACAAACTTTAATCAAAGTAAGAAGACGATTAAGATGCCACTTCTGACACTCAAATGGAATATTAAACGCAATCATCCAATAATAAATAAGCTCAGCTGTAACTTGCTCTCTACTTGTTTTACTGGTTTTTTCATCCGAAAAATAAGTTGCTGTCATCGGGGCTCCTATATACTCGTTAATCTCCTTAATGTTTTCGTTGGTTAGGTAGTTGTAGACTTCTGGATCAACGTTCTGCGTAAGGGTCATACATTTTATATAATCCAAAGTTTCTTCAAAAGTTTTTTCTTGTTTTGTCAAAAATGGTTTACACCATTTAGATTCCCATTTTGAAATAGAGACGAGGGAATGCTCCAAAGACAGCGTCTGCTCTTTTGTATAGATAAATTCTTGTTTTGCTTCGTCCCATTGCTCAACAGCTGGTATTGTAATTCGAAGCATTCCTCAATCCTCCTTAACTTTTTATTGATGCGTAACCGGAGCTGGTGTTGACTGAGTAGTCGCTACTGGAATAATACCGTTCACAAACTTAGCTGCTGCATCCGCATCGGTAGCTAGTTCCATAAATAATTGAGAAAAGGCCTCGGTTTGAGAAAAAGCTGTAGAAAGTTCTTCGGATTTGATAAACCTCTTTCCATCCGGAGATTTTTCACCGTAAGCTTTAAGAATGATCTCTTTGAAAGTCTTAATGATTCTTTCGCCATCCTGTGCAGCAACAATCCTATTGAGCATTTGGGTCATGCCGCCAGAAACACCCATCTCCATTTCCAAGACCTCTGCCTTAGAAAGGTTAAAGTAGAAATCCTCAGTCCTTTTATTTCCGTCATAGTCCTCGTAAGTAATGGTTTTTTTCAACATAATAAATTTTCTCCTTTCGATAAT